GCGGCAGTTGTGCTAACTGGAGCAGGAGGACTAAATGTTAAGCCATTAGATGAGATTGTAGTTAGTGAGGAATCTGCAGTATTACCGTTAAGTGTAATAAATGTTGATGCTAAAGCAATACTATCAGTATAGCTACCAATACTCCAGTTTCCTGTACTGCTAACGTTGGCGCCGAACACGTGGTGATTTGTAGTAGATGCAGAATTTACCCAATATTCTCGTGGAATTGTAGAGGTTGTTGCATCTGTTCCAAGATAAACACCGGAGGTTGCTGGAGCAACTGTTGGAACTGTAGCAGTAGCGGCTAACGAATTTACCGCGGCTGTCGGTGTTATCCACACCGGTGGAGTAGTAGATCCAGTTGAGGATAAAACCTGACCAGAAGTACCTGTATTTGTATTAACAGATCCCGGACTAATTGCACCTGCAGCAGTAATATATAGAACTGGTGTATTATTAGTACCAAAGATAATATCGGCATTAGATCTGTTAAGAATATATCCGCGATTTGACGTATCTTGTTGTAATAAAAAACCCGATGTTCCAACAACATTTCCATTACCTGCCAATTCGAGTGAAGCAGTATTACCGGTTGTAACTGTCGAGGAAATAAGAGATGAGGTAGTAGCATTATTCACCGCTAAATTACCCGTCAATGAACCACCTGTTAATGCTAAATCAGATGAGGCGTGGCCAGTTAATGCACCAACAAAAGTAGTTGATGTAACAGATGATAATCCAGCCACAGTAGTTGTGGTTGAACCAAGTGCAAGATTGGTTGTTCCAAGCGTTAAAGATCCGTTAGTTAACGCTGAGTTAGGTATACCTGAGAAATTTGTACCAGTTAATGTCGGGGTCGTTGTCCAAACAGGAGCACCTGCGGTTTCCTGTAGGACACCTGTTCCTTGTGCTAAGAAAGTTGTAGCACCGGACGCAGTTTGATAAGGTATACTATTCGCTGCACCGCCAGCAATATTTGTGGCTGTAGAGATTGATCCGCCGACAGTCGCCAATGTTCCACTAGTCGGGAAAGTAACATTGGTTGGGCCGGTGGTAGTTAGGGTTAGAGAATTTGCCCCTGCCATTGTGACAGAAGATCCCGAAACACCTATATTGGTGATTGAATTTCCGTTATTATCGAGCCCATTCTTGGCTACGAAACGTACATTATTATTTGCCATGATTCACTATCCTCATTTAAAATTTTATTAGACTACTATCAATGTTGATACTGCCTTAATTGTTGTTACTGCATTCACCGGGGTTACCAATAATTGTAAATTTCCACCACTAATGGTTGCGCCGAATGTCGCTAATGCAGCACCAGATAACATCGTGTTATTTTCGTTTATGTAGGTATTTGTTCCATCTTGAAGTATATTAACTTCAGTGTATTCATATGCCGAGCCCGAAGTAACTGTTATCTTATATTTCACAGCACGATACGTCGCGATTGGTTGAGAATCAACAATCTGATTGGCAGTAGTTGCCGATGTAACAAGTGTTGCCGAACTTAATAATCCAACCCCATTAATTGAAACTGTTGCCGAACTTACAGTTGTCAATCCCGAAATTGTTGTAGCGGTACCACCAAGTGCAACATTAGTAGAACCAATCGTTACAGAACTGTTCGTTAACGCACCATTTGGAATACCAGTAAAGTTTGTACCAGTTAATGCCGGTGTTGTTGACCAAGCAGGTGCACCTGCGGATTCAGTTAGAACACCTGTTCCCTGAGCAAGGAATGTTGTTGTGTTTGCACCAGTTTGATACGGGATACTATTCGCGGCGCCGCCTGCAATGTTTGTTGCGGATGATGCTACACCTGTTAATGCACCAACAAATGTTGTTGATGTTACGGAAGTTAATCCGGCTAATGTGGTTGCTGTTGCACCGAGTGCAAGATTGGTAGAACCAATAGTTACAGAACTGTTCGTTAGTGCTGAATTAGGTATGCCAGAGAAATTTGTACCTGTAAGTGTTGGAGTTGTTGTCCAAGCAGGTGCACCTGCGGTTTCCTGTAGGACACCTGTTCCTTGTGCTAAAAATGTTGTAGTATTTGCTGCAGTCTGGTAAGGAATACTGTTTGATGTTCCGCCTGCGATATTTGTAGCAGTAGTGGCTGCCGGTACAGTTCCTGTAGTAGAAATTGTAACAGCACCGGTACTACCCGAAACGGTAATATTACTTCCTGCAACAATACTCGTAACACCAGTATTGGTAATTGTGACTGCACCAGTTGCACTGGTATTTGTACTTAATCCAGTATTTGTTGTTAAACTAGTAACACCCAAGTTAGTAATTGTGACTGCACCTGTTGCACCAGATACAGAAATACCTGCTCCTGCTAAATTGGACGTTACACCAGTATTAGTCACTGATACTGCGCCAGTTGCACTGGTATTTGTACTTAATCCTGTCCCTGAAGTAAAAGATGTTACACCAGTATTAGTAATTGTAGAAGCACCAGTTGCACCACTAATAGAAATACCTGTACCAGCCAGGTTAGATGTTACACCAGTATTAGTAATTGTAGAAGCACCAGTTGCACCACTAATAGAAATACCTGTACCAGCCAGGTTAGATGTTACACCAGTATTAGTAATAGTTACTGCACCGGTTGCGCTAACATTTGTGCTTAATCCAGTATTGGTCGTAACACTAAGAACACCAGTATTTGCAAAACTATTTCCAATCAAAGATAAACCTACACCAGCAACATATGTACCGGCTCCCGAGAACTGACTAAAAGTAATATTGCTTGTTCCGATAACTGCATTCGGAGTTAATTGTGTCCAACCAGTATCAGATAATAATGTACCGTTCGTAATATATAATGTTGCGTTATTCAGTAGAGACGATGTATTTGCATCCGATGTTCTTGTTAGAACCCAATTTGTGGCAGTGTCGCCAACTGTGGTTACCTGATAGATACCATTTTGTATCTGATTTGTTTGATTCTTAACCAGAATACGATCATTAAATGATGCGGTGTATCCATCAGTAGAGAATGCCGCTTGAGTTCCTGAGTTGGTTAACGTTGCACCAACACCCGATGTTCCATTTGAATAGGTTGCATTCAAGTTGGCCGTCGTCGAAGCCATTGCCGATAACTTCCATTCGAGTCCAGTCAATGCTGCGTCGACATAATTTTTGGATGCCGCATCTGAACCATTTACCGGATTCGGTAATCCTGTAACAGTATGTGTGCCATCCATTGTAATAGTACCAGTCATCGATCCGCCGCCGAGTGAAAGATCGAGAGATGCGTGACCTGTCAATCCGCCAACAAAAGCTGTCGAGGATACGGAAGATAGTCCGGTTATCGTGGTTGTTGTATTTCCAAGTGGTATACTTGTACTACCTAAAATAATTGAACTATTTGAAAGTGCACTATTTGGAATATTGGTAAAATTAGTTCCGTTGATGGCTGGACTGCTGTTCCAACTTGGCGCAGTAGCCCCACCTACCAATACCTGACTTGTTGTTCCTGCTGCTAGGAATGAAGTGGTATTAGCTGCTGCCTGATAAGGAAGTGCACCGGTACTACCTCCTGCTAAACTTGTTGCAAGTGCTGCGGTACCACCGAAAGGAATAGAAGTTACTGCAGTAATCAATCCCTTTGAATTAACCGTAATTTGAGGTATTGCTGAAGCTGATCCAAATGTACCCACATTTGAATTAACGTTCGCAAGTGTTAAGGGTAGGTTTCCACTACTAACAGTACCACTAGCGTCGCCGCTGGCAGTTAGCGTTAATCCTACACTTATAGACTGCGGAGAGGTGTATACGAGATTGATACCATTGGTACCAGTCATATACGTACTTAGATAGTTCCAGATATCTGTATTTAGATAAGAATTTTGCCATTCGCTGATGCCGGAATTATATCTTAGATACTGACCGGTTTGTGGAGATACGACACTAACATCTGCCAGGTCTTCGAGTGTGATGCTCGACGGTCCACCACTAATATTTCCGAGTTGCACACCTGCAAGTTTAATTGCCATTTTTAGACTCCATTAATTCAATGTTGTGTATTTCCACGTTCCGTTAATATAAATCCATAGTTTATTGCCGGAAGAATCTGCCACCATAGGAACATACCCGGTAATAGCAGTCGGTACTGCTGATGGAGTGCCTGTAGTAACCGGAATGTATCCAAATCCAGTTGTTGCAGTTGTCGCGGGAGAAGGAGAACCAATCTTATTTAACGTGGTAAAACTTAAGACTCCTGCTCCGTTAGTGATAATCACCTGCCCTGCAGATCCGTCTGCAGTTGGCCAGCGATTATCACACAGGACGAGATACTGCCCGCCACCTACTGCAGGATTAATATGAAGATCGAGACTATTATCTGTCGTGATTAATGACGGACCTGTAGTTCCGGAATCGATATTTACGTAATGAGTTGCATCAACAGATAAGGTTAGATCCGTTGAACCTTGTGCAGATATTTGACTATTTTGATAAATCGTCGTACCTGCTTTTCCAACAGTAAACGATGGTACACTTGTACCTTTAGCATTGATTGTTACTGACATAAACCTCCTGTTCGGAATTAATCCGTCTAGAGTAAGAATTACCCTAGTCATCGTGCTTTCTATTATTTATCTAAAGTCTGATAAATAATACAACAAGGTTGTTTATAGAGGTAAACTATGGGTAGAATTTCTTTATGGAACCCGGTCAAGGGCGACGATTATAGATTCATTGATAGAACTGTTGGTGAAAACTATAGAATTGCCGGCGACGGTATTCTAGTTCATATGTATATTGGACCAACTACAGATTCAACAGGAAGCACCGATACGTCCTTAACGACTATTCAGGATGTATTATTCCTACAAAACAATAATAGAAAATACGACCCTAATGTCATTGAATTAAAGGGTCATCACACGCCGACTGATGTCAGTTTTGATTTATCACAATTTGGTATTATGCTGAGTTCTGACACAATTCGAGTTACGTTTCACAATAACGATATGTTAGATGCGTTGGGTAGAAAACTTATTGCAGGTGATGTTTTAGAATTTCCAAGTTATCGAGATGTTCCTATTTTTGATAATGCCGCAGGTATCAATCGCTACTATGTTGTCCTTACTGCTCTTTATGCCGCGCCCGGTTATGGTCAGAAATGGTTTCCTCATATTTGGATGGTAACGGCTAAATTAATGACGGCTTCTACAGAATTTTCAGAGATTACCGATCAGGCTGCTTCTGGACAGAATGACGGCGGCGTAGGTCAGGGTATTGGTGTAATGCCAGAAGGATTTACAGATACCGCAGATGCTAATGGTAATCCAGGCACAGGACCTAATCCTAATATCACTAATACTCTAAATCTATTCTGCTCAATTCTCGGACTCACCGACGAAGTTGTTGCAGAGGCACAATGTAATGCATTCTTTGATCCCAAGTTCTTCGAGAGTGCAAATTTGTATATCTACTTGGACCAGAACGGTTATCCGATTATCGGGAGTAATTACTTCAGCGGCGACGGTGCGCCACCAAATCTTTCCACAGATAATAATGATAATTTAGTTCCGGCTGGGCCACTTGTTGGCGCAGGAATTTCGTTTCCCCCTGGAATGACCGACGGACAATATTATCTAAGACTTGATTATTATCCGGAACGTTTATTTCAGAAGCAAGGTAATTGCTACAAACTTATCGAGGTAAATGTTTTGAAATATTGGACTGCGTACAATAGATTACTTGATACATTTATTGATAATAACACTGAGACAGTTCTCTCCGATGGCACTATTGTTCCGGAAAAGACTGCAGTTTCGCAAGTGGTTAAACAGAAGGTTGATCTCTACGCCAATCGTAAAAAGAAAGTATTATCTGACGAGGCCACAAGACAGGCGATTGCCGATAGCCGCGCGGCCGCACAAGGTAATGCTGGTGGCACGATCTCCGGGTTTGACACACCATATTCATCATGATAGTATATAAACATACCTGTCTCGCGAATGGAAAATGTTATATCGGGTTAACAGTTAAACCAATGATGACACGTTGGGCTGAACATTGTTCGGATGCCAACAGAAATAAAAAAAGAAAATTCTTTGCAGCCATTAATAAATATGGAACAGAGAATTGGGATCATGAAGTTCTCTTTGAGTCCGATAATCCAGAAGAGATAATTCAGAAAGAACTTGAATTCATTGAAAAGTTTCAAAGCGTCGAGAAGGGTTACAATACTTCTAAGGATCGCTTTAGAACAGGAATATTACATACTCCCGAATCTATTAAACGAATGAGTAATGCTCAGAAGGAAGCTCACTCTAGACGACGGCAGCTAAATAACGGTGTAGAAACTACTAAGCAACACAAGAAACATAAATCGGGTTGGGATCATCCTCGAAAAGGTAAACCAAATGAAAACTGCGGTCCTGAAAAAGGACGACTGGGCTGGAGAATCGAAAACGGTACTCGAGTTTGGTTTGAAAAATAAGGGGGAGAGGAATGGACTTTTTTCTATGATGGCCAAATAAGGCGCTACCTATTACAATTTATGCGTATCTTTTCAGAAATTAAGGTTCGCAACGGCCCCGATGCAAATGGTATGTATACAATTCAACGTGTACCTATTCTTTACGGCGATCCTTCTATAATGGTTGCACAACTCATCAAGGGCGCAAGTGAAAATACTTTGCTACCATCACCTATGTTTAGTGCATACATCGATGATATTAAAATTTCTCCGAAACGCAGACAAGACACAATGTATGTTGGAAAAGTATCGACGGTTGAAAGAGAATTCGATGCCGAAACGCAAACGTACGGCTCGGGGCCGGGTGTTAGACAGGATGTCGAAAGATATATGCCAGTCCCTTATGATATTATCTTTAAACTCGATTGTTGGACTACCAATACCACAACTAAACTACAAATTATGGAACAGATTATGACAATCTTTAATCCATCTTTGCAGCTACAGCAGAATAGTAATATCTTAGATTGGACAAGTATCTTTGAAATCTGGTTCGAGGATTTTAAGTGGTCTAATAGAACTATCGGAGACTTGACCGGCGATGAACAGGATGTGATGTCCTTTAAGTTTAAAGTTGAAGGTTGGATTAATCCGCCTGCTAAACTTAAGAGAAGCGGGCTTATTGCTGAAATTGTTACACAGGTATTCAACGTTGCTGATGTTGCTGATGTTCGAGGTAGAATAGATAAAGAATACGATCCACTCGGTTGTATCGGTGGAATTCCTATCCAAATTATTACAACAGAAGGTAACTATAGAATCTCTGTAGAGCAAGGAACTTCTACTGATACTATTACTCTACTTAATGAATTTGGTCAGCCTGATCCAACTTTAAGTTGGTTTGACTTAATTCAAAAGTATGGACAAATTACTCCAAACATCTCAAAGATCAGATTAAAACTTGATCCTAACATCGATGTTGATACTTCAGATATTATCGGTGGTATCGCATTAGATCCGTCAAACCAAAGTGTGCTACTCTTTACTCCAGATATAGATACTCTGCCACCGACTACACTCTCACCTATTCTAACAATCATTGATCCGATGGAATTATATCCGGGTAATGGTTTACCGGCTGCCGCAGCCGGCCAGAGATACCTGCTTACATCTCACGATTCTACCGGAGAAGAACCTGCAATTCCGCCGAATGTAGCAGGGTCACCGTGGGGGTCTACGCTAGTGGCGTACCCTAATGACATCATCGAATTTAACGGCATAAATTGGGTCGTATCTTTTAATTCACGAAATGCCACCGGTAAAAACTACGTGGTAAATAATGAAAATAGTTCTCAGTACACATTCGACGGTGTTGATTGGACCTATACCTATTACGGACAGTATGCGCCGGGATATTGGAGAATAGATAACATTATATCTGCTCCAGATGGTACAACAATTAATAATTATGAATAATATACTTACAGATAAGACCGGGGTTGGAACGCTTTTTGTATCAACTAAAACAAACCGAGTCTTGTTAAATCTTCGTGCTCCTCATAAGACACATTCGATGTGTTGGTCGCTATGGGGTGGAATGGTAGAAGAGGGTGAGCAACCAAAAGAAGCATTACTTCGCGAACTTACGGAAGAAATGGGCTTTGTTCCAGATATAGAAAAAATTTATCCGTTTGATGTATATCAAAGTAAAGATAAACATTTTAAATATTATAGTTTTGTTTCAGTTGTAGTGGACGAATTTGTTCCAGAACTGAATATAGAAAGTTGCGGTTATGCCTGGATTGACCTTGGGCAGTGGCCGAAACCAATGCACCAAGGTGCTAAAATAAGCTTCTGCAGCTTAAAGGCGATTGATAAGATTCGTATTATCTTGAGTCAACATTAAGGCCAGGTAATCGCGTATACCGAATCTAAATCGGCATTGATGTCGCCTGTGTTAATAGAATTGACTGCAGTGATCTTATCTGTTAATGTTGAAATTAATCCCGATGAGTATGCTTCTAGATCATTAAATAAATGGAACAATTGGGAATAACTATAAGGTGAATATTCTTTAATTCCAGTTGATGGATCGACACTGGGTAAAGTATAACTAGTCGGCGGAGTTACACCAGGTCCTGGTGTAAGATATGTCATTGCGCCAACTACTGCAAGCTGCCCCTGAATATCGGAATCATATTTTCTAAAAGTCCCGGTAACTAATGCGTCGGATAAAAATCCACCAGTAACTGCTGCCTGCATTAATAAAGTCAGTGTGTTTATCTGTTTAGTTTTTTCAGACGCAAGATAAGCAGTATCGAGAACAGATTTTGTAATAGGTGTGGTTAACCATTTTAAATCATCATAGTTTGTTGGATCCACACTATAACCAAATGAAGCATTTGGATCGACCAATATCGATGCCAATTCATAATTCACGCTCGCCATAATACCCTCCCCGGATTTTTAATGCCGAATTTCGTACACCACTTCGAAGTCTGGACAATCGTAAAACATTTGCGGTGTAATTCTATCGTATTTTTGTACCATTGCTTCAAAATTTGCAAAATCTGTAGAATAGTTTGGTTCTGCCATTAAGGCATCTCTGACCAATTCTACACAACTTAATTTCTGGTCTTGCTTCATATCAAAAAGTGTATCGTAAGGCTTACCTACATTAGAATGAGCCCTATCTAATACTGCAGTCCAGGATTCCTTTGACATATTCTTTGGGCTTAGAAGAGCAATACTATTAACTGCCATAGTTTGGTCAAATGTAGCATACTGAACCCCGGAACCAATTGCTTCTACAAATCTAAAATCAGTATAGTTCACGACTTCATTTTCCATATTCATTAGTGCGTGACCCCAATATCCAAATTTATGTTCATATATCAGATCACCTAATCCAATAACATAAGAAGACAAATGATTATTATTTCTTGTTAGAATAATATAATAATTAGGTATTAACAGATCATTTATCTTTGATTTCTCTTCGTCTGTCAATGGATTTTTTAATTTCCAATTGATAATACCGGTAAGCAGAGCACCGGCGGATAATAATCCATTGAGTATTGATTGAAAAAATTTCACATTATTCTCCGTACATTAAAGGCCATCCCGATAGATAATCATAGGTGGCAGGGGTTGAAGTTGCTAACATTTCTGCTTTCTTTGCTTCTGCTACAGAGAAAATAGAAATATCTGATGCTGCTGCTGCTTGAAAAATTTGACCTGCTAATGTCGGTGTCATTGGTACAAAAGCACCTGACATAGTTTTCCACATAATACCAGAGGGCATATTTGCACCCATCATTGTTAGTGCGAGTTGCTGAATTCGTGATGTATCATCTGAGTGAAACCAATAAT